AACTAATAAAGGGGATGAACAATGATAAATAGAACGCAAATATGGTCTAGCGGGGGGGGGTGCAATCAACCGCTATTGCTGCGTTAATTGTGCAAGGCGAATTGCCAAAACCTGACCTTGCCATTATTTCCGATACGGAACGAGAGTTATCCACAACTTGGGCTTACATGGACGAAGTGACCGCGCCAGCTCTTGCATCTGTTGGCGTAACGCTTCACCGAGTCAAAAAGTCGAAGTATGCAACGGTTGACCTTTACGGCGGCGCGGATGGCAACTCTTTACTTATTCCCGCATTCACAACGCAAGGCGAGGATATTGGCAAATTGCCAGGGTTTTGCAGCAATGAGTGGAAACTGCGTGTAGTGCAACGGTGGGCAAACGCAGAACATGGCGTAGAAGCGGCAACGCTTTGGATGGGTATATCTACCGACGAACCGCAAAGGGCAAATATATCTATTGGCAAATGGGAAAAGCGTTACCCGTTGATTGAATTAAACCGTTCTCGCGCTGATTGTTTGCAAATTGTGGAAGATATGGGATGGCCTGAACCGCCACGTTCGTCTTGCTGGATGTGTCCAAACCACAGGGAATCGGAATGGTTATGGCAAGAAAAGGCAGCGCCAACAGATCACGCAAAAGCAATTGTGTTTGACCGTGAAATTAGAAAGCGCGATGCCCATGCTTGGTTGCACCCGTCTGCGGAACCGCTTGGAACAGTTAAATTTGATACGGAAAATGAAGTTATGTTTGGTAAATCATGCCAAACAGGGCTTTGTTTTGTATAAATGCGAGCGTGGCGAATAGCGAATAAGAAACTGGTGGCGCAACAGAACTTGCGCTACCGGTTAAAGCACAAAGCAGAAATAAACACGAAAAGGAGGGCAAAGGCACATGACAAAAGCAGAAGCGGCGTGGCAAGCAAAGCTCCGTGATCTGGGATGTATTGTTTGCAATCTGGATTTACAAATAGATAGTCCAGCCGAAATTCACCACATGCTTTCAGGAGGACGTAGGCGGGGCGAAATGTTTGTATTACCCCTGTGCCAGCAGCATCACAGGTCGGGAAGGAATGACGAAGTGGTTAGCCGTGACCAATCGCAACGGAGGTTTGAGGCACGCTATGGGACAGAACTTTACTTGTTGGAGGAAGTCAAAAAACTATGCGCCGCGCTGCCAAAATAGACGCGAATCAAACGGAAATAGTAGACGCATTCCGCAAGTTGGGATGCTCTGTCCAATCCCTAGCTGCCCTCGGCAACGGCGTTCCCGATATTATGGTTTCGTTGGGGGGTATTACTTGGCTAGTTGAGATTAAGGCAGGTAAAGGTAAGGAGAACGCGCTACAAACGGCGTGGGCGGCCTCCTGGTTGGGTTGCAGGGCAGTTGTGCGGGATATTGAGGGGGTTATCGTCACGGTTAAAACAATGGCGGCACAATCTAAACATTTAAGGGGAATGGTATGACTGATAGAGCAGAGATTACCAGTTTGCTTTACAACCGGAATAAAGCCATGTTGGACTGCGATCACAAGAAAGATTTTCAAGCTGCGATGTTTGCGGCGGGTACGTTAGCATTGCATTACCAAAACCTAGAAGCTGAATATCGGCGGCTTTGGAAGCAAAAAATACCGATTGACATTGAAAAAATTGAAGTTTAATCTTAAAAAATGTATAATTCTCGAACTCACCGTCCTCCCCCTTCGGTGAATGAACTGGTCGTGTCGCATAGCGCACGTTCGCGCCGGGGGCTGGTGTCAGCCAGTACGCCTATAGCCCTCGGAGCTTTTTATGGATAAGAACGCAGCGACCTTTGTAAGCGTGATGTTCCATAGCGGAACTAATGCTCATTTCATGCACCTGCAAACCAAGAGCTATTCCGAACACAAGGCTTTGCAACGGTATTACGAAAACATTATTGACCTAACAGACCGGTGGGCTGAAGCCTATCAAGGGTGTTATGAAGTGATCGCTGACTATCCTTCTGATTACCATATAGCTAAAAAACCTTTGCCGTACATTGAGCAGCTCAAGGACTTTGTGGATAAGATTCGCAAAGTGCTGCCAGAAGATACACAGCTCCAGAACATTATTGATGAGATAGCAGAATTGCTTGATTCGACCTGCTACAAGCTGAAGAATCTTAAATAATGCCTTCTACGTCACCAGCGCAAGCTAGATTGATGGCAGCAGCCGCACATGACCCCAAGTTTGCAAAAAAGGTTGGCGTGCCGGTAAGCGTGGCTAAAGACTTCAACCAAGCTGACAAAGGTAAACGGTTGGCAGCGGCGATGCAGCACATGGAACGTAAGTAAGCACTTACAAATGTAAGTAAGCGTCCACTTCAGACGGAAATAGATGGCAAAAGGTATTAAAACAGGCGGGCGCAAAGCCGGAGTCGGTAACAAGACTACGGTGGACGTGCGTAATGCAATTGCGTTGATAGCTCAGGACAACGCAGGTAACTTTGCCCGCTGGCTTAACGAGGTAGCGTCAGAAGACCCGGCCAAAGCCGCTGATTTGTACCTAAAAGCTATTGAGTACCATATTCCTAAACTAGCGCGGTCAGAAACTACGGGTAAAGACGGCGGGCCTGTAGATCACACCTTCCGGTGGCTTGAGTGACGCTCCACGTCATACCCTACAAGCCTCGTCCGGCGTTTTTGCCGTTTCATAACCGTACCAAACGGTGGTCATGCCTTGTGGCTCATAGACGGGCTGGTAAGACTGTGGCGGCTATCAACGACCTCATCCGGGCAGCGGTCACAAGTAAAAGTCCCATGCCCCAATTTGCCTACATAGCCCCCTTTCGCAGCCAGGCTAAATCCGTGGCGTGGGACTACCTTAAGCATTTCTCGGCTACTGCGGCAGACAGCACCAATGAGTCAGAGTTGACCGTGGATATGATAAACGGGTCAAAGGTTAGGTTGTTCGGAGCCGATAACGCAGATGCGATGCGTGGTTTGGGATTTGACGGAATTTTTATGGACGAATATGGAGATTTTAAACCTAGCGTATGGGGTAACGTCATTCGGCCTTCCTTGAGCGATAGGCAGGGGTGGGCGGTGTTTGGTGGCACTCCAAAGGGTAAAAACCAGTTTTGGGACATAAAACAAACTGCGGCTAGGTTGCGGGATGATTGGTTCCTGCTGGAGCTGCCTGCAAGCAAGTCAAAGCTGCTTCCTGATGGCGAGTTGGCGGCAGCAAGGGCGCAGCTTTCCAAAGACCAGTACGACCAAGAATATGAATGCAGTTTCGAGGCCAGTATCCTCGGAGCTTTCTACGGCGTTGAAATGCGCGAGGCGGCAGAACAAGGCAGGATATGCCGCGTGGACTACCAGCCTGAAGTTAAGGTAAATACGGCGTTTGACCTCGGTTATAGGGACGATACGGCTATCTGGTTCTATCAGGTCATTCGTGGCGAAATACACGTCATTGATTACCACGCGGTATCGGGCGCTAACATAGCCGAGATATGCTCTACCGTTACAAGCAAACCTTACAATTACGGCAAACATTACTTACCGCATGACGCTCGCGCCAAGACTCTAGCGGCGCAAGGTAAGTCAATCATTGAGCAAATGGCTGAGTATCTGGGTATCAACAACCTGGCTATCGTGCCTGATCTGTCGGTTCAGGACGGGATACAAGCTGTCAGGCAGATGCTACCAAATACGTGGTTTGACGCTGAACGGTGCGACGAAGGCATGGAAGCGTTACGCCAGTATCAACGGGAATATGACGAGGACAAGAAGGCGTTTAGGCAGACTCCGCGCCATGACTGGTGCAGTCATCCTGCCGATGCCATGCGGATGTTAGCTATTGTTTGGCGGCAGGAACCAGCAGTTAAGCCTCCGGATAGGATAAAACCCTTGATAGTCGGCCCCGGCAACGAGGTCACTTTAGATGATATGTGGGCAACGCATCAACAATTTAACAAAAGGAAAAGACTATGAGCGGCGTTAGTTATCCATACAGGTATTCTTACGAACACGTCGCAGCGAGCGCAACCGCACAGGTTTTGGGTACGGTTGGCGCAAAAGGCGACTATCTGCACCGCATTGTTTGCACCGTCACAACCGCAGCAACCGGCAACGTGGTCATTGTGGACGGGTCGGGAACGGGCATTTTGACGCATACCATTTGCCCTGCTAGTCCAGGCGGCGGGATTGGCGTTTACAACGTCGAACTAAACGCGGTTAGCCAAGATGGTGCGTGGAAAATCACGACCGGCGCAGGTGTCGAAGTAATGGCAATTGGCATATTCAGCGTATGAACAAGCCCGGACTTTATGCAAATATCCTTGCAAAACAGGAACGCATAAAACAAGGTTCTAACGAGAAGATGCGTAAGCCTGGAACCCCCGGCGCACCGACTGCTGAATCTTTCCGTGAGTCAGCAAAAACTGCAAAGCCTGCGAAGAAGTGATTGCTTGCGTCCTAAAGTCAGGTGGTGACTTCAAACCGGCTCATGTTTATGCGCTGCAAGCGATGTGCGCTAAATACCTGCCGAGCGAGGATTTTGTTTGCCTGACCGATATAACGCTAGATTGCGCCACTATCCCGCTAATTCACGGGTGGGAGGGCTGGTGGTCAAAGCTGGAGCTATTTAGGCTGCCAAGCGCGTTGTACATGGATTTGGACACGGTTCTAGTGGGAGATTGCAGCGAGATGTTGGAAGCAGCAAGACCGCATGACTTTGTGATAATGCGCGACATATACAGAGGTAAGCGTAACCCGTTGGCAATGCAAAGCAGCTTGATGTGGTGGTCAAAGCCGCACGAGTATCTATACGATGAGTTTAAGACCGGCGAACGGTATTGCGAAGGAGGTGACCAAATCTACCTTGAACACGCACTCCGAAACGAACCCGTTACTTATTGGCAAGACATCACGGACGGTGTGTGCAGCTTTAAGGCTGACGTGCTGGAGCATGGCGTAAGAGCGCGGGATAAGGTGATTGTGTTTCACGGGAAACCTCGGCCGTGGGAGCAGACAAGGGTTCAGTATGCGGTCGCGTAGAGGCTATTTCGTACCTGAAACCGACGAGCATTGCCTAGCTGCGGCGCTTGATGAAGTGGGTGATCTAGGTTTTAGTTTGGATTTGTGCAAGGACTTCCGCACAGTTATACAAGCTGGCGGTAACATAGGCGTTTATCCGCTGGCGCTCGCAGAAAAGTTTGCTGTTGTATATACGGTTGAGCCGGATGTGGATAACTACGAGGCGTTGGAAGCTAACACCTGTAATGCAAAGAATATTGTAAGCAGACGCGCGGCATTTGGACGGGTACACGGCAGGGCGGCTATAGATAGGGTTTATCCTGACAACATCGGCGCTCACCAAGTTAAAGAAGGCAACGAGTTTGCGGTAATTCCGATTGATAGCTTGGGCGTTACCGATTGCGATTTCCTGCAGCTGGATGTTGAAGGGTCAGAGCATGAAGCATTGCTCGGCGCAGTAGCTACTATCGAGGCAGGCTGGCCTGTGATTACCTTAGAGCTTAAAGGTTTGGGCGAGCGATACGGGTACACCGACGAAAACACGATCACTTGGTTAAAGTTTATGGGTTACAAGATAGCCGACCGAGTTAACAGGGACGTTATATTCACACGATGAGCGCAGCCTGGACACGTAAAGAAGGGAAGAACCCTGCGGGAGGGCTTAATGCGGCTGGTCGCGCTAGTTATAAGGCTGAAACCGGCGGGACGCTTAAAGCACCCGTAAAAGCAGGGGATAACCCTAGACGCGCATCATTCCTTGCAAGGATGGGCAATATGCCGGGGCCGATGCAAAAGCCTAATGGCGATCCTACCCGTTTGGCGCTTGCTCTAAAGGCATGGGGTGCTAGTAGCAAAGAGGACGCACAGGCAAAGGCGCGTGCTATCTCGGCGCGGAATAAATAATGGCTGACGCTAACCGACTTGCCGCTGCTTTGCGTTACCAGCAGGATCAGGCTATGCCTAGTCCGCTTGCCGCTGCCATTCAATCGCCAGAATATATCGGCGGTGCTTTGCGCGATCCGCAGTTTTACGGTGATATAGGGCGTAGGCTTTCTGGTTTGTTAAAGGGTGGGTTGCAAGACATTTTGCCTACGGGTGCAGGGCCGATCATGGCAAAGCAAGGGTACGAAGCCGACCCTAACTATATGCAAAAAATGAACGATGTTGGACTGGCGGGGATGACCGTGTTTCACGGCTCCCCGTACAAGTTTGACAAATTTGACATGAGCAAGATAGGAACGGGCGAGGGGGCGCAGGCTTACGGGCATGGGTTGTATTTGGCTGAAAATCCTGTTGTTGCCAAAGAATATCAAAAAACTTTATCTGCTGGCCGCGCCCCTAACGTGGTTGATTCAAAGTTACAGCAACTTTACGACCAAACAGGTAATTGGGAAGCGGCAGTAGATAAACATCTTGGCAGCGTCTACAACACGCCAAAAGTAAAAGCGCAGATGCGCGAAACCATGCTGAAAAACGGCCCACCGTTAAACACGGAAGGCGGCTCCCTCTACAAAGTAGACCTCCCCGACGAACACATAGCAAAGATGCTTGACTGGGATAAGCCGTTTAGTCAACAGCCAAAAGTGTTGCGGGATG